CTTAGCGATCGTCTGCATACCCGGAACCAAGTACACGTCCACCAAATCCTGGAAGGACAAAGTAGCTTCGCCATCCTTGATGACGAAGTTGGTGTAGAACCACTGGTCCAGAGGAACGCGCACATTCGTGGCGTTGGCCTCTTGCGCAACCAGGGTGTCGCCGTCTCGCTTACGAGAGATGGCGAACGTACCGGGCCGGCGAGTGTTCACTACGTCGCCGTAGTTCTGCACTTGCGGCTCGAAATCACGGTAGACCAAATTGGCCATAACCATGTTGGATTCGAGAATAGCCAAACCTTCGTTGGCCCACATCTCGGGAATAAAAGCGTCATTGCCTGCGTCAGCGGCGTAGCCGGTGACACTGATGCCGTAACAGGCAACAGTCGCTACAGAAAGATACCACGGGTTCATCTTGTTGTCTCCAAAAGGGACAGATTCGTTGTTGTAAAAAGCAATCAGCCCCCGACTTCTTAACGGCGTCCATTAGGACGCAGACCGAGCAGTTCGGGGTTCTCTGCTCGCACCTTGAGGTACTGATCGTGTGTGAGATTACGCACGTCAATCCGTCCGTTGGAACCCGGTGTAAGGCCACCGATAGCCGAATTGCCTCCAACACCCGACACGACATTCTTACGGAAGAGATTCTGGAACTCGGGAATCTCTGTCATCCGCTTGACTGCCTCAGTTGGCGTCTTGGAGGTCATAACACTTTGTCCGGTAGTGGCATCTTTATCAGGGAAGTCCACCATGACATCAAATTGTCCGGTTCCCTTGCCGTTCGCGTCCACTTTCTCAACCAGCCTCGTCATACTCTTGAGAATTGTCACGACTTGGCTCGAACTATATGCCTCGTGCTCAACAGCGGCGTCTTGCAGTCCACGCAGGACCGTCGAATCTCGCCATCGCGTTTCAGCCTCTTGAGCACGTTTCTCAGCCGCCGTAAGTTTTCCTTGATAGGAAACTTCCAGTTCCTTCTTCTCCTGGGCGGCTTGCTGTTCTTTGCTGCGAAGTTGACCCTGAATCGTTTCCAGGTTGTCTTGCAGCGTTTGTCGTTCCTTCTCCGTCAAACTCTTGCTGTTTGCCAAAAGCTCCTTATAGGTGCCTTCGGTCTTCTCAAGTTCCTTGCGGTACTTGGCTTCCTGCTTACGCCGTTCGGTGGCGACTGCATCATTGAATTTCTTCTGTTGGTCCGGTGTGAATCCCTCGGGGGCTTTCACATCGTCGGCTGCAACCGCAGCCGCAGCAGCCGCTTCGGCCGCCTTTGCGGCTTCGTCTTCGCCTTCATAGCACGCAACGAGCGCACAGGATTTGTACCAATCACTAACACGCATAACCATTACTTCCCTTTACCCCGCAGTTTGGACCCGGTAGTTCTGGCACGGGTAATCGCCAGCCGGTGAAAGAAGCCGGGATTAAGAAACCCGGCTAACACGAATTGCGTCATCATCACGCAGGAAAGGCACAAGCAGTCGCCAAGCCATTGCCGAGGGCACACCATTGACGATGTGTTCCACTGGAACATGAGTGCGACTGAATGTGGTGCGGACTGACGCATAACCTTGGCTAACAATGCCAAGATTCTCAAGCTCCAACTCAGGGTCTTTTCCGTCAAGGAGCGTATGGGCGATCTCGTAGCACGCGCGACGGATCGCTTCTGGGACTTCTGTATCTGCACCACGCGGAAATTCCAATTCCTGCGATGCTTCGGCAACCATTACTTCCTCAATCGTAGGAGAAATATCATAGTCGCCGTTGGTCGAAGGAATATCTTGCAGGCCATAGCCTTGCAAAAGCGTGTAGACGGTACTCTTGAAGCCCTTATAATTCAATGTGTCAATAATCTGCGTGGCAGCCCAAAGGGCTTTTGGACGATCCGATTCGGCAGCATCCGTCCACGCACTCTCGTGCAGACGCATAGAAAAATAAGCGTCTGCCTCGGAGAGATCACCATAGTAAGTTGTGCTAATAGCCATCGTGAATCTCCAAGGCGTTAGAACTTAAAGTGAAATCCACGAATACTGACTCTCGTCAGTGATGTCAGCGACCTTGGCAATCGTGACAGTTAGGTCCGCGTCACCCTTGGGAGCCTCAACCACAGTGACCGTGCCCGTGTTTCCCTTGTAGGTTTCTACGACTCCAACCGAAGCTAAGTTACCCTTCACGGTTTCCACGACTCCAACCGAAGCTAAGTTACCCTTCACGGTCTCCACAACTGTTACATCCTTGACAACATCGGTGCCGGTCAAATTCGTCCCGTCGCCAACCAGAATGACCACATCGGTCTTAGCCAGCGCGCCAGTGAATTCGACAATCCAAGCTCCAGGGACACCAGTCACCGCCACATCGGAATCTCCAATGTTTGACAACGCTTTGAGAGCGATTGCAACATTCGCAGTGGATTCATTCCAAGGAATGTTTCCGGTAGTCTGGTCAACATAAGTCAACGTGAAAGTTCCACCATCAACACTTACATCCAGCGTGATCGTTTGCTTTTCATTCTTACCAGCCACGCCGGTAATCGCAGCCATGTCAGTCTTGGCCTTGCCACTGATGAACTCGACCAGATAAGGTCCGTCACCAGTGACCGTACAGTTTCCAGCACCAATGCTGGTAAGAGCACGAAGGGCCGTCTGTAGATCAGCCCCACTGACGTTGTAGTTCAACTCGGATGTCGAATTGGCACCCAAGGTCAAAATCATCTTGTCGCCGGCCACACCGTTTGTGACCGTGATCGTTTGTTTCTCGTTCTTGCCGCACGCGCCCGTCATTGCAGCCACGTCGGTCTTGGACAGGCTGTCAACAAACTCGACGACATAAGGACCATCGCCGGTGACGGAAGTCTTGCCATTGAGCGCAACGATTCCATCCAGAGCCGTTTGCAGACCAGCACCGCTGACGTTGTAATTGACCTCGGCGGTCGAATTACCACCATAGGTCATCACGAGTTTATCGCCGGCCACCGCACCAGTCACGGTGACAGTTTGCTTTTCGTTCTTGCCAGCCACGCCGGTAATCGCCCCAACGTCGGTCTTTTCCAGATCGCCGACGAACTCCACGTCCCAGCCGGTAGCACCATCCGTGACAGACACGTTGCCCGCCCCGATGCTTGTCAAACCTTCCAAAGCCGATTGAATCTGAGCGGAAGTCGCATTGTAGGCCAACTCAGATGTCGAATTTGCACCGAAGGTCAGCACGAGTTTGTCGTCGGCGATCGCATTCGTGACCGTGACGTTTTGCTTCTCATTGAGACCAACAGCGGGCGAAGTCATCAAGTCCACGTCGATCTTGGCCAATGGGCCAGTGAACGTGACCGTGTAAGGAGGTCCGCCGCCCGTGTCTGCCACTGTGCAGCCCGAGGAGCCGATCGTGGACAAAAGTCGAAGTGCCGCCTGCACTGTGGCTGCGTTGGCGTTCACGGCGATCGGAGCGGTAGTCTGACCCATGAAAGTCAGGGTGAATGTATTACCGACACTCTGGCCAGTAAGTGCCACGGTTTGCTGAGCGTTGTTCGCCGGCGTGGCAGTAACGTAAATCTTGGATGGGTCTTCAATCGGAATACAAAGTTCCTCGCCAGCGGGCAACGGGTAACCCGTCGAAACGGTAACACCTTGCGGACCAATATAGATGACAAGGTTATTATCCGTGGCTGCGCGGACGCGCACGCCCTTGTACGCCTTGTTGGCATAACCAACGGCGACGATGGGCTTGCTGGAGGCATCAGCCCCGCCGTGTCCTACGACAAAGCCACTATCTAACGATTCTTGCTGGATATTCATGGGGTTTGGTTCCCTGGGTTCTTTACGCCTTTGCCTCGAACGCGCCGGCGTTTGCTATCGTGTAAGGTTCGATCACGACCCTGTAATTTTTCCTGGGCTGGTGCTGCGGGATTCGCCGACAGGTCCGGCACCCCACGAGCGGCCGGATCGCCACCAGTTTGTCCAGCCATTGGACCGTTACCCTTCACGCTTGCCTGCGCTTGAGCCACGCGGGCGGCCCGCTCCGCATGATCCTTCTTAGCCTGAATGTGTTCGTCTGGACCAAAGCCTAGAGCCATCGAACCCGTCTTTTCGCCGCACAAGCCAGCTTCCACAGCCGCAAGGATTGTGGTTGGATCGCTGGTGGTGTAAGCAGAACTGTCGATTTCGCCGTTGACCTTCGTGATAGTCTCGACGCTGACTTTGCCGCCGATCAACGCCTGCGTGATGCTCTTGCTGATCTCGCGCTTGATCGTTTGACCAGGGACGCTAGCCATCAACTTGGAAAGCGATGTCGCCTCGTCGATGCGGTCCTGATCTGTCTTCAAGGAATAACGATCGGGATATTTGATCGTTGCAATCTTGCGTCGGCTCTCAACACGATCTTCGTAGGCACCCCAGAACTCAGCAACCTTTCGTTCCGTGCTTTCCAGAACGAGTCCGATGAAACTGAGACCTGCTTCAAGTCCGCCGCTGTCAAGTGCTTGAGTTCCGGTTGGCATTTTTCCAACAAGCGACTCGACGCCAAGATTAACCAGTCGATTGATTTCCTGAGCGATCTCCTCGCGGAGTTCCATCGACGCCTTGAGGGGGTCGGGCGATGGATTGATAAACGCCGGTGCTTGAGCCTTGATGTCATAGGCTCGACCTCGCGTTGCTCCCATCGTAATTTCATTATCGTGTGCAGCCTGTCCGCCTGCCGTCGCAGTCCCATCAGGATTTGCGGCCTGCTTCAAGTGACCGCCCACGGCCCGCATATCGCGTTGCTCGATGTAGAACGGGAAGTTTGCCTTGAGGGCAAAATTAACGTCGCTCGACAACAAATTCAGTAGCGCGATCTGATGGTTGCAAATGTCCTTCAACAAGGAGTCGCCTATGTCCGCCATCACAAACGGAATACGATTCAACTCCAGCACAACTGGACCGCCAGGATTGCCGTCTCGGTCAATTGGATCGCCGTCCGTCGAATAGAACTGCAAATTCACAAGACCCGTATTTTGGTCAATCCACAACAGCCGTATCCGTTGATAATTCTGGATGGGCAGCATCGTAGCCTGGTCAAAATCCATGACCGTATCACGAAGCAAAACCGCTTGGAATTCACTGGGATCGTCCGGCTTTGTGCAGGACCAACTCAGAATGTCTTCAACCTGGTAGGGATAAAGGTAAGGTCGAGCCTTTCCAACATCCGCCAATGTCTCGCCGGACACCACCGAGTTATCAACGAAGATGCCAACTCGGCCCATCGTCAAAAGTTCGGTAAGGCACTTGATTCCCAAGAAGGCATTCATCGTGCTGCCACGACGATCCACTCCTTGATCTAGTCCGTTGATTGCCCGCTGATAGCCGGCACTCCCATCACGCCTGGTGATGTCGTGCATCCGCTGAAAGATCGAGTTGCGAATACGATTGATCGCGGCCTTAGCGAAAGCAGGGATCGGAGTTATTCGTTTACGGGCCTCGAAATCATTTGCGTCTTCGCGTGTCGTGAAGCGTTCAAGATACCGACTTCGGAACTCTTCGCCACCACGATAGGTCAGTCGCCACTTTTCCCAGTCCGTCACATTCGACATGAAATTCGGATGCCGGCTGTCAATAATCCGCATTTGCTGTAAGCTCATTTGGCATCCTTAAAGAAAAGCCTTCACGTCTTTATTCGTTACTTGCATCGCCACCAACGGCAAAGCAATCTCGGCGTAGCACCTGGCGTGAGCAAAGTGGTCAGGCCCGGTTTCCTTGAACACGTAAATCGGATTCCCGAATTCATCTCGCTCATAGGTTCCAACGAGACTCTTCATGTGTTCACGGTATTCTTGCGAAACATCAATGGGAAGATTGATGCGTGTTGGATCAGTCTTGAACCGACCAAGTGAAGCACTCAACCAGTTGGAACGGTCTACCGTGATTACTGGGGCATCATCGTCCTCGTCAGAGATGGCGATTTCTTTTGCCGTCACGCCTCGTCGGTATCGGCAAAGATAAACGTGACCTGGGAATCGTCTAGCGAAACGTCGGCATTCAAGAATCCACGGATCAGCGTCGATGACGCAGGTCAAGACTTGCCATTCACGCATAAGTTGATTCAATGTCGAATCGAATTGATCTCGCCAAAACTTTCCCTCTGCAAGAACTTTTGCATGAGCACTGGCATTGAGGTCCATGCCGTATTCATCAATGGTCCACTCACAGACTTCGTAGTAACTCCAATCACCAACGTCCACGCCCAGCGTAATAATCCGTTCACCGCCAAGCACAGGGCGGGCGTCATTCTTCGTATGGTTTCGGATCGACTTCTCGATCATGTCATCGGTAACTTGTGCCCCGTCGCTAACGAACGGCAAACCAAGTTGCGAGTTATGAAACTCCTTGTTAGCCAGTTCGTCGCCAAAACCACGGAAGTAACAGACGACCAATTCACCGGGCGTCTTCGTAAAACTGTAAAGTTGCGAGATTTGGAAACCCCGATGATTGGGATTTCCATTGGGATTCATGGCGACCCACTTAGCATGTTCCAGCCAGAAGGGTTTTGCACGATGTTCCAAACGCTTGCCGCAAAGGTGACACTTGAGAAAGGAATCAAGGCAACGCGGATCGGTAACACTTTCGCCCATAATTTCTACGTTGTCCGGCCACGTCAAAAAGATTTGTTTTGAGCAGCCAGGGCACTTGAAGACAAATTGTTCTTGAGTGCTCGTGCGGAAAAGTTTATGGATGCCATGATTGTGAACAGTCGGGGTAGAAATTCCCCAAACGTGTTTTTCAATATGACCATCGAGACGAGTCAAGGCAAGCCAAATCGCCTTCTGGTCCATCTCATCCACTTCGTCAAGGATAAGTTCGGATACGGGCACCGACTTTAGATTGCTATCGCCACGCGATCCACTGATGTAAAGGCAATTTGATCCTGCCTGTTTCAAGTCGATCGAATTCGTGTCCGTAAACATGGACTTGAGATAAGGACTCAAAGCCAGTGCCGGGCCAAAACGGCCCTTGCTAAACTTGCTTGCGTTCTTCGATGTGGGTAGGACGTACATTACGTCCCGCTTGAGTTTGTCGATCGTATAGAGAGCACGATTGATGGCGACTTCGGTCACGCCGAGTTGTGCGCCTTTCATGGCCCAATTAAATGGTGCCCACGAATCGTGCATCTCGCGGACCCACGGATGGTATCTATCCGAATAGGGTCCGGCAAAATCTCCACCCATGATGCGACGACGATTAGCCCATCGAGAACACGTTGTCAGAGTACGGTTCTTCAAGCCATCGGCAACAATCGCCTGTAAGTCGTCCAGCATCACACTCATTATCACCCACGTATTTTGGAGATCGCATAGTTATCAGGTTCGCTTAATCCGCAGCCGAAGGCTGCTCTGTTGGGCGTTCGTCCTGTGCGATCTCTTGATCGCGTAATTTTCGTTTAGCCCTGGGCTTTCGCTCAGGTTTTGGCTCGACCTTTTTGGGAGCCGGCTCGATCGTCGGTTTGGGAACCGTAACTTTGACCTTGGTTCTGGATTTAAGAATCACGGCAGGGCCTAGACTCTTTCCATCGTTGTCACAAGGTTCAGCGACTACTTCAAGGTCGCCTACGTCGATCCCCTCGGGAAGCGGCACGTTGTATGTCCGATGGATCGGACCAAGATAATTCTTGTGGAACCACTCGCCTGCTGTTGAGGTTATCTTGGTCAGAGGATGCTCGGTTCGCGGAATCTCTATCTGCATTCGTAGCCTCAATTGGTCTGGGACAGTTGCGGCAACGACGCCGAATACGTTCTGCCATCATTTACTCTCCGCTTCATTGACCCACGGGATTTCGGTGAATCAATGAAGCGGCCCTCACGCTTGGCAAGGGCAGCTTGAATCACTATACCGCAGCAGCCACAACCGGCGCGACAGCCTTAACCGCCTCAGCCAGTTTGGCGGCGATATACGCACGCCCTTCCTCGGTGCCGAGTTTCGCAACAAGCACATTCTGGAAGACGGTCTCGACTTCGGCCAAAACAGGTCCGTCGCCGTCGAGGAACAATTCGGTAAGCATCTGAATCTTGTTGGCCATGCCGGAGTAATCGCCGACACTGTAGTCGATAAGGAATTCAGGCGTCTTTCGCAAACCGAGCGACTGGAGTTTCGCAGCCAACTTGGCGGCACCACGCCGGCGGTTCTCGATTTCGGTATCCTTGGTGAACAACCACTTGCCGATGAAGTAGGCCAGCAAAGGAACGCACACACACAAGGCAATCGTAGCAGGGGTCAGAACAAACATTGTTATTTCTCTTTCGTTTGGTTTATGGTTGAGTTAAACTTTGCGGCCGTGGTAAATGTCCGAGAAGTGCTTCGCAGCACCCACGCCACCACCAGCCAAGGCCAAGGCAACAATCAGTACCCACGTCATATCCTGGGATTTCGGAGTCGGAGGCAGCAACGGTTGCGGACTCGGATCAGGACGCACGGGATTAAGCGGCTTAGGCGAGGGTTGTGGACTATGATTTTTATGCCAGTGCCTAAAACACTCGGCTGAACCCGCAGACGTATTCAATCCTTTGGCCAACGCATCAGCAGTCATGGGAACATTCACGCCGGCGTATTCCGCCACGGGTCGTTCCTCGTCGGCTGCCTGTAGACGAACGCAAGGCAACGCTGAAATCGTACGCGCGTACCGATCTTGGTACATCACCGTGTCGGTGTAAATCACATTCCAATGCGTCTGGCTTTTAATGCCAGCCAGCGTTTGGTCCGTCTCAAACCATCGCACCATTTCGTTGAGTTTGGGATCGTTTCGATCGCCAAACAACGTCAAGTAGGGTGTCTCTTGATCTTGCGGCAGGGCTACAACCTTCTCTTGCGTGTAGCGAACGCCATAGGCTGGATCAGCCTTCATTACGGGATCACCGGCATAAACCGGCACACAACTCGCGGCCACCAGCAAGGCGACCGCCAACAGGTAGCGGATCATCTCAATTACCTTTCTAAAGGCAGGGGTGGGGCCGGAGCGTATACGGGCGTTACTGCCCAGCCGTTGGAGTTCTGCCATTCGGCCACAAAGGTGTCACGGGGAACCCATGTGATCGTGTTAGTGTCATTGTTATCAAGGATGCCCGCCCACTCCGCGTCGAAGTGAACGAGAGCAACCATGTGCCTGCCACCCATGACGGTCACGCCGCAACCGCGACGTGTCTGGCAAGCCCATTCGAGAAACTCAACGTCGCCATCCGTGGTGTAGGCGTATCGGACGCCCTCTTGGTCGAACTTTGCAGCAAGGTCTTCGGGCCATTCGCCATTGCCGTAATTCTGACGCCAGTAATCAGCCGTTCCCGGCCGCCCTTGCCACCGGAGCAAACTAATCATTGTGGCGTGAACGCAAGAACCTTCGCGCTTGCTTCCAAGCCAATTCGTCTGACGTAGCGAAACAGGCAGGTTTACGGTCGGG